AATAAGAATGAACAACGATAGTACATATGCACTTATTGTGCTCGGAATATTTGTCAGCATTATCGCTATGAAAGGGTTCACGGGTGGTCTTCTGGAATTGCTTTTAAGCCTTACTCGCCCAGGGGCAACTGTTCTTTTACTGGGAGCAATCGTTTATTTATATTCACAGGGGCTGGTGTATACAGCACTGGCATCTGCGATTGTAGCAGTTTATTTATTGAAAGATGTATGGACTTATTGGGTGGCATCGGATGCTCGTCGCTTATATCTTGATATGGGATTAGATCAGAGTCGTTTCAATCCCAATACAAGTGTTGATTTACAATGGGCAACTGGAATGGTAACTCACGATAGTCCAAATATGATACACAAAGATAGAGATGTATCTCCTTTAATTCTTTATCCCCCATCTGATGAGACGCTTCGCAGTATGTCTGGATAAAGCAGTTTCTCGCTGACTTCCTCTTAATCCAGCAAAGTGCACAAAATGTGCTCGAACAGGTTGATTAGTCATTTGACTATGAACATAAATCCAGTTCCACATAGATGGAAGTAGTACATACATATCATCTTTCTGAAGTTCATAACCAATACAAGATTGCTCATAATGAAATCCACGTGGATGTCCAATCGATTTATCCACGTATTTTTCATAAATAGATTTCAAATAATCTGCATGTAGTTTAGGATTACATAAGATTACTCCTGTATTTAAAATTTTATCAGTCTCCAGATCAAACCCTGCCTTTTTGTAATAATCGGTACCCATATCAGCAAATCCAGTATTTACCAATGCTTGATAAACTTCAGGGCTTGATTGAGCAACTTCGTTTACAAAACCAATTTTATCTCCAAGCTCTACCAGATGTATGGGAGGAGTATGATTATGGATATAAATATCGGCATCTAGTACCACAACTAAATCATAATCCATTAAAAAACTTGGAACTAAACATTTTTGAAACGAAATAGTATCTGGTTGTTTTCTTGTAGGATCTAAAAATTCAGTAAAAACTTTTAGATCATATCCATATAACTTACAATAGACTTCTACAGAAGGTTTAAAAAGTCTTTCAAATTCTTCAAGATATCTTTTTCCAATACTAATAATTCCAAAACAAACTTTCATTGTCTAGGATTACCAAATAATATTTAACTCTGTAGCCGACCAATATTCAGATTCACCGTTTGGGAAACGACGATGTACGATGAATGGAAGTTTCTTTTCATTAATCTCTCGCTCTGCAACATCCCATACAAATCGAGGAGATGAAGTTAGAAGACCATCAAGAGATACAAGAGGTTTGGCTCCTTCTGCGATTTGCTGTGCGCGAGTTCCGATTAGAGCAGTATATTCGTATTTTGTAAAATAAGGAAGTGTAATACGAGGATTTTTAAAAGATTCTGTAATTTCCTCCCGAGTTATTGTTTGTACTTCGGGATGAAGAATTTTAGAATTAAACCGGACTTGCTCCATTTGTATAATTTACAGTTTCATTTGTTTAATAGATTTCCGTTTTAACTCAAGCACATATTATCTAAAAAATGTGGAAGGCTCGCGATAATATCGGTAGAGTTGAGCTTCTTCACAGCATGGGAGATGATCTTATGGTAGTAAATGCAGCTCGAGTTTCGTTTCATAAAGAGTCAAAAGAAATGACTCCAGGCGATGGAAAACTAATTAAGTATCTTGCTGAACATGATCATATTTCCCCTTTCTTTCATCCTCAAATTCAATTCCGTATTAAGATGCCAATTTTTGTAGCTCGTGAATGGTATCGTCATCAAATTGGATTTAGTCGTAATGAAGTATCTCGTCGTTATGTAGATACAACTCCTGAGTATTGGACTCCTGCGCCTCAAGAACTTCGTGAACGCGATCCAAATTTGAAACAGGGAAGCAAAGATACACCTGTTGAGAATTCTATGGAACTATATGGAAAAATCGAAGACTGTTCTCGTAATTGTGTTCACCTCTATGAGAACCTTCTAAAGAATGGTGTTGCTCCTGAACTTGCGCGAACTGTTCTTCCTCAGAGCATGTATACAGAATTTATTGAAACAGGAAGTCTTGCTGCATATGCTCGTCTTTATAAACTAAGAACATCTCCAGATGCTCAGCGAGAGATTCGAACGTACGCAACAGCTATTGGTGAATTAATTGCTCAACGTTTTCCAGTAAGCTGGAAAGCGCTTACTTCTTCTTCTTCTGAGTAAAAAGTTTAGGTTTAGCGCCTCGACATTTAATTGTTTTAATTGTTCTCTTTTGCGGCCATAGGATGCTTCGTGTACAAATAGCGATTGCCGCTCCCTCTTTAGAAGGCGCCAATCGTTTGCGAAGTTTTACTTTACGAGTTACATCTTTAATACAGTCGCACATGCGGCTTGCTTGTGTACGACTCATTTGTTATCAAAGAAGAGAATCGTATATTTATATAAATGGGGAGTCCTTCTCAAGAAGAATTGATGTACTCTGAAGTGAAAAAATGGGTAGAAACACAAGTTTTAGACAAGCAACGAATAACAGATAGAGAATTAGAAAAATTCTTAGTCAGATTGGCGATTGATGATGATATCGGCATATCTTCTCCTAATGAAGAAAAGGTAAGAGAGGCAATTGATAAAATTAATGAAACATTGCCAGAAGATGAACCTCCGATTGGATTGTTAAAAGATATAATACCCAGAACTCCCAAATATATTCCAAAGCCAAAGCAGGATGTTGGTATAACCTATAATCCAGTTTCTTTAATAAAATTATTTGGTGAATCAGAAAAAGTTGATGGAATAAGCATTCTTCCATTGGTAACGACGAAAACCCTAGAAGACATATATAATCAAGTAAAGATCGGATATTCTAAAAAATTTAACATTGACGAAAATGAACGAAGAGAAATGTGGAATGATTTTTTAGATAAAAATGAACTAACTTCAAACGAATTGGCAGACTCTCTAAGGTTTTCAATGACACCAGTCTATGCAAAGCTATTGATATTATTCTTAAAAGTATTTAAGAATAATATTCAGGCAGATTTAAGTTCAGCGTGTTCTGAAATTTTACATATTGTTGAAACAATATTTGTAATAAGGACAGTATATGACGATAAAACAGTGTATTATAAGCCAATAGATCCTGAAACCTTTTCTGGGGACTTTAAAACCTTAAAAACTATTCTTTTAAATGATAATGACTTAGAAACTTTTATAACAACAAATTTACCAAATATAACTCAACAAAATAAACAAAGTTTAATAGATTATGTTAAAATACACCGTCTGGATACACCAAAAAGCAACTAAAGGCTATTAAACAAGAATTTGTAGCTTGTAAAAATCAATACTATATGATACCTTATGGTATAGTGCGTTTTTTATCTACGGGACATCAAAATTTAATAATTTTAGATAAAGTTAATAAACAAGTTATCTATATAGAGCCTCAATATTATGGAAACACAACTAAAGTTGGTAAACGACTAACAGATGAACAAAATAAACGATTAGATAGACTCCTACAAGAATTCGGAATTCCAGAATATCAAAGGGTTCTTCCAGTTACAGTGTATCCTCAATCAATCGCTTATGATGAAAATTGTATGTTTTGGACATTTTTAATCACAGTAACATTCTTAATGAACCCTTCCGTAAGAAATCCAGATTTAATAGCACAAGCCATCATAAAAAAATATCCAACACAGCAAACACTCATTGAATATATTGAAGGTTTTCGAGCTATTTTAGGAAAGATGATTACTATTATACCTCCAGAGGGAGGAAAGCGAAAGCGTACACGCCGAGTAAAACGTGTTTATCGTAAGAAATCCACTTTAAAGAAACGGGTTGTTTCCAAATGATATCGCAACCAATATTTTTAGTAGTTTTTCTAGTTCAGTTTCATACGTAACTTTTTGTCTTAGATATCCATCTCTTTGATCATCAGTTTTTGATTCATTTGCCTTTTGTTGTTGAATTTCAATAAGTTTATAAAGATGTGTCTTCCTCTTTTCAAGAATGGGAATGATTTCTTGAAGAGGGTCTACATTTTCTACTGGATGTAATTTTTGTTTTTTAAAACAGTTGCCCATATGTTTAAAAATATTTAAGAGTGTTTACTAATATCCGTTTTACTTAAGAGCTGCATTTTGCTTCCAAGTAGTATCACAGTTTACACATTGATACATCCAAACAAGATTCTTTTCATTAATTTCAACAGCTACAACATCTGGTTTAACAGATCCAGTTCGTGAAGGACATTCCTTATTTGGGCAAATAATATTTGAGAAGTGATCTAATGTTGGATCATTTTTCATATAAGGGTTCATAACAAGTCGAACTGATTTATCCTCACGAAGAGAGTGTTCATAAACGATAGGATTGTCGCGGCCAATCGGCTCCTTATACTCGCATTTCCGACAAGAGTAGACTGCAGTTTTAACTCCATCTACAACGTCCTCCTCAATTCCATAAAGCATGTTTCGACAAGCAGGACAGAACTTCATCTTTGCTTGTATTCTGATTCAGAATGTAAATTCCATTTTACTGTTCGTTCAAAATGGATGGATTGGCAAATAATTGTCTTGGGTCAACATACTCATGGAATCTAAGAAGCGTCTACAGAATTTTCTAGACGAGCATCGTGGTGACGGTGTAATCAGTCACACCTCGATGGACAAGGGTAAATACTTCATTCCAGAGGATAAAATGACGGAATTTTATGAGCTATATTTGGAAGCAATCCAGGATAATTGTAATTTGTTTCTCACAGAAAAACCTTGTGAAGTTGGACCTCTACGTGTAGATCTTGATTTCATTTATGAACAAAAAACAGACAAACATTTGCATACTCGTGAACAAGTGATCAGCTTCGTAAAAGCATATATGGATTGTATGAAGGAATTTCTGGTTCTTCCAGAGACAACTCAAGTCTATGTGATGGAAAAACGCAAGCCTACGTTTGATGAGAAAAAGCAAAGGTGTAAATCTGGAATTCACGTAGTAGTACCAACTGTATGCACTCACAAGTATATTGAACAGAATGTCAGACGTTCTCTTCTGAAACGTATGGAGGATTTCTTTCCAAATCTTCCTCTCAAGGATCCTTGGGACAAAGTTTATGATGAACAAGTTCTGAATCGTTCTCAACAGTGGACTCTTTATGGATCAAAGAAGCCAGATCCAAACTCTACTCCATACAAGATTGTATATATTCTCAACTATGATGGTGAAAAGATTGAAGTAGATACAAACATTCCTGAAGTTTCTGTAGACTTTATGAAACACATTTCACTTCGCGAAAAGAAACCTGAAACTGTTATGACAGAAGCAGGAAAAGCTTTGTATGGAAATACTCGAAATGCTGGAAAGGAAGATGTTCGGATTTCTGGAGGAAAGCCTCGTGTAGGAAGACCTGCTAATCGGTCTGAGAAACCCAGTTCTCGTGCTTCTTCTCCAAATGGTCGAATCTTTATTCAACTCGATCCTGAAAAGCGCGAGTACTTGAAAGCTCATGTTATGAATCTTGATCCAAAGCGAGCAGATGATTATAATTCATGGGTCCAAGTTGCAATTTGTCTCCACAATATTCATCCGGATCTTCTTGATGTATTTCTTGATTTCAGTTCTCAAGATGAAAAGAAATATAATGAGGCAGATTGTATTCAAAAGTGGAATTCTCTAACTTTCCGCAATGATGGTGATCGACTTGGAGAAGGAACTCTGCGATTCTGGTCTCGTGAAGATGATCGTGAAGGATATGATGAAATTGAAAAGAACAATGTAGATCGACTTGTAAACTCTGCTAGAAGCTGTACAGAACATGATGTAGCTTCGGTAATTTACGCAAGGTTCCGTGATAACTATAAGTGCTCTGATTTCAAGAACAATATCTGGTATCGTTGGACCGGTCATATTTGGCGTGAAACTGATTCAGGTGTTGATCTTCTTATGAAACTTTCAAAACAAGTAGCAGATATCTTCTTCAAGAAGACAGCTGCGATTATGCAGGAGATGAGTCAACGTGAACTTACAGAATGTAACGGAGAAAAGGATGGGAAGGCAGATTGTGGTGTTTGCGATTATTGTAAGATGAACCAAGAAAAGGATGAATATCTTCACGTGTTTACACAACTTAAGAAAACTGCTTTCAAGTCAAATGTTATGAAAGAATGTCGTGAGTTGTTCTTTGATGAAGAGTTTACCAAGAAAGTAGATTCAAATAAAGATCTAATTGCGTTTAACAATGGTGTTCTTGATATGACAACTCCTGAATTTACGTTTCGTGATGGCAAACCAGAAGATTACATTTCATTCAGTACTGGAATCGACTATGAACCAAATCGTCCTTATTACGAATATCCAGTTTGGCCAGAAATTGAAATGTTTATTACAAAAGTTCTTCCAGATAGAGAAGTCCGTGATTACTTTCTTAAGCATCTTGCTACAAATCTAATTGGTGGCAATACAGCACAGAAGTTCCACATTCTAACCGGTTCTGGATCAAACGGCAAATCAATGATTACCAATCTACTAGCCAAATCACTTGGAGATTATGCTTGTACTGTACCTATCTCACTCTTTACCCAAAAGAGAAAGAGTTCTGGTTCAGCTGCTCCTGAAGTTGCTCGACTCAAGGGACGTCGTTTCGTAACTATGCAGGAACCTGATGAATCGATTGCTTTGAACACTGGACTTATGAAGGAGATCACTTCTTGCGAGAAGGTGTATGCTCGTGATCTCTTCAAGTCTGGTTCTGAGTTTGAAATTCAAGCAAAGTTCCATCTTGCTTGTAACGATAAGCCAAAGATCAATACTACAGATGGAGGTACTTGGCGTCGTCTTGTTGTGATCAACTTTGTATCAAAGTTCGTGTTGAATCCTGTTGCACCAAATGAGTATCCTCTTGATGAATCTATTCAATTTAAGGTAGTTACAGTTGAATGGGCAACTCCATTCCTAGCATATATGGTTCATCTTCTTAAAGAAGGAAAAGGCCTTCGTAAGTTGCCAGCTCCTCCTAAAGTTTTGGAGTATACATCGGAATACCGCAATGAGAATGACGGAATTGCGAAGTTTATTTCAGATAAGATTGTTGAAATTCAAGAAGGTGATGACATTGTTCCAATCGATAAGACAATGCTTCGTCGCGTGTTTAGACAATGGAAAGATGAAAATGATCAAAAGACACTATCTCCAGCTGATATGGAAAAGCGAATGGAAGCTCAATTTGGAAAATATCTAAAACCTGGATGGACAAATATTAAGTTTATCGATTAATGTTTACGACGACGGTGAGTCTTCTTAGACTTCTTTGAACGACGAGTTTTACGGGAACCCCTTTTTCCACCAGTAGTTGTCACCCCAGTTGATTCTGGTGCAACATCAGATGGCGTTAAATTAGGAACACCTGTAGCATCAGCAGCCTGCTGAGCGGGACCTTGAACAGCTTCCTTTGCCTTTGAATACGCATCGCTAAGTCCTTGGGTAATAGAATCAAGTACTCCCATCTTTGTTAAGTTCAACTATTTTACTTCATGCGACCGCCGATAGGAGTGTATTCGCGAATATAAGGAAGAGTGAGCATGAGGACAAGATAGGCAACAGCGAGATTAATAGTTGCTCCAATAGCATCGCCAATGCTGATCTTCACAGGACCAAGTTGAACTGTAATTTTATCTACAGACTGTTGTGCTGAAGGAAAGATAGCACCGATAAATGGTGCAACTAAATCACGAGAAATAGAACCAAAGAAATCCTTCAAAGCCGCACCAAGGTAAAACGCAATCGCAAAATTTGTAATAGTTACAGCTCCCATTTTACAATCAAGTTAGATTCTTTTTTAACTGTTCTCTTATTACCTGTTGTCTTCTTTTATCAGGATTCTCCTTTCTCCATTTTTGTAAACGCAACCGTTCTCTTTCTGGATTTTCTTTTCTACGATTTTTTGAATATAAAGAATCTCTAGTTTTTCTTTCCTCTTTAGTAAGAGAAGGTAAAATTGAGTTTAAACAATTTGGATTATCTATATATTTTTTTACTTCATAAGTTTCATGTATTAACACTTCATGTCTGTTGTTAACATTTATTTCTTTTATTAAAGTTATTTGTACATTTTCCCAACCAATCTCTTTAAAGTAAATATAAACTTTTCTAGATTTTGCGATATTTTCATTAGATTTACATTTATGTTTTTTAAATCTTTGACTCAATTGAGTTGTAGTTGATCCTATGTAAAATTTTCCACCACCATCAAGTTTATAAATTCTACCAATCATTATGGTGTGTATTAGTAATAATAGTATCTAAATGGATACTCGATTTTTTGGACCTAGTGGATGGCAATTATTCCATCTAATAGCATCACAGTCTAAACATCCAAATGATGTTTTGAACATGATAAATGAAGTATTACCTTGTAAATTTTGTAGAGAATCAACTACTGAGTTTATGAAAAAAGATCCTTTGTCATATCATCAACCAGAACTTTGGTTGTATGAACTTCATAATAAAGTAAATCATAAATTGAGAACACAATGTAAAGATAATCCTGAAGTTATAAATCCAGGAGAAAATCCATCATTCGATGAAGTTGAAGAAAAATATAGAAAAATGAAACCAACTTCTGTACCTGGTCGCGATTTCTTATTCTCGATTGCAGTGAATTATCCTGAACAACCTGAGGAGAAAGATGTGGCCACTCAACGTGATTTTATTCATAAATTATCTAAAGCGTATCCATTTGGAAGTATGCGATCTAAGTTTCAAGAGTATCTTAAAAATAATGAAGTGGATCTTTCATCTCAAAAGTCCTACATGAAGTGGATGTATGGATTATTGAATGAGTTATCAAGTGTTATAAAAGTAGAAATACCTACATACAAGGGATATGTGGCTCGGGTTATGTATTTTAAATCGGGATGTCAAAAAAAGACATATCGTGGCAAAACATGTCGCAGATTACCTAACGGATCAAGAACTAAGTCTAGAGATCATAAACGAACTTTTAGGATTACAAGGGAGTCACTACTTTAGTCTGTGTATGCGAACAAGGCAAGTGAAAACATGGCGAATAAAATCGCTAACCAACGAAGACCTTTAACAGATTCCTTAAAATATAATACACCTACTAATGTTACAATAATATCAGAAGTTAAATCCCAAATAAGATTCATAGTAGTAAGTGATTCATACTTCATAGACTTAAAGAAGATATAAGGCTCAGCTGCATACAACAGGGTCGCAATAGGAAGAGATGTTCCCATTGAAAGCTGTCCCTTGCTAGTAAGTTTTGCCATGCTCATCATGACAACATCTAAAGATGCCATCATTAAACCAAGGCCAATTGGAAGCATTGAGAAACTACCAATCTTCCAATTAAAAAGGTTTACAATACCATCAAAGAAATCTTTCATTATCTTGTCTTTTGCTTTTCTTTTAGTGATTCAATAGCACGAATATGTTTCTGTGAATACTTTCCATCCTTTCCTTGACCTTTCTCTTTCTGATCTTTTTTAGACTCACGGCGAGTTTTAGGTTGATCCATTTGTTTAAAAAAGGTTTTGGAAAGAATCTAAACTATCCGTTTTAATCTTCTTCATCTTCATCTTCATCGTAATACCATTTCATAATATATTTCTTACCTTCAATCTCAAATGACATATCTGGCATTTCAGGAATAGGATCCTTTGTCCAGAAGTCAATTAGACCGCTTGAAAATTTACCACCAAATCCACTTTGATAGCAACGTTCTCCTCCACAGTGTGGATCAATGTACTTTAAGCAATGTTGATGAATAAACTCATCAATCATATCCCAATATTTGCAATCATCATCTGTATTTTCCGCAAGATCGGTGAAGTAATCTTCGTCAACGATGTTACCGTTTGAATCATAAACAGTTCCCCAGAAAATACCTCCATATCCAGCGACAGTATTCAATACAACTGGCCTTCCACGACTATCCGTTGTCTCCTCCGACTTTGCAGGTTGAAACTTTCCGAATGGCATTTTATTTGATGTTCAATTCCCGTTTCATTTTTGAATCCATTTTTATAACCCACAAACAATGGAAAGTTGGTATCCTTTTGTCATTGGAACAGTTATATTCTTATATATTCAATCCTTCAACCGAATTGCACGTATTCATTTTGAAGAAGAACTCGTGTGGAAAGATTTTTTCACACGGGTTATTCCTTTGGTAGGTGTGGGAATCGAACCCACCATGGACTTAACCAGGCGATCTTAAGTCGCCCGCCTTAACCGCTCGGCCAACCTACCATAGTTAGTTGTTAATATATATGTAAATGGCTTATGTATTGCCGTGGCGTCGTGGTAAATTGAAAGTGCTTGAACCAGAATTGAATATGTTTCAACCGGAAAGATATGAAACATTTTTAAGGGAAAACCCTGGATATCGATGGAAACCATTTTTATCAGAAAAAGATGTTTCAATTAATTATCTTGAAATTGGAGTATTTAAAGGTGAAACTATAATTGATATGTCAAAATCATATTGCAAACATCCGGAGTCAAAAATGTACTGTGTAGACCCTTGGATTGACTATGACGAATATCCAGAATACAAAGGAAAAATTGATATCATATATAAGCTATTTGTAGAAAATATGAATAAAGAAAACTTATGGGACAAAATTATTGTACATAGAGATTTCTCTCACAATGTAGTTCCAACATTTGAAGATAACTTTTTTGATATTGCTTTTATAGATGGTAACCATGAAAGTGATTTTGTGTACAGAGATGGAATCATGGTTCTTCAAAAGATGAAATCAGGAGGTACAATTATTTTTGATGATTACGATTGGCGTGAAACAAAAATAGGGATTGATAAATTCATTAATGAAAATTTGTCAAAGCTTAAAAATGTAAGATCCAATACATTTCAGATGTTTGTTGATAAATTATAAATTGAATCGTTTCTTAAAGTCGGCAACAGACGCTTTAAAACTAGGTTTGTTCCATAAAACATGAAGACTTAAAGCACCAGGAGTATCTGGTTTATTCCAATGCTCTCCCATTCCTGAATGACGAGTTATATACCTCTGCTTGCGAGTCTTGTCTTTATGTTTTGTGTAATCTGAATAGCCTTTTTGACCGAAAGGAACAACCTTTGTATGACCATCTGGATATACAAATGTTGCATCCCACTTTTTATCCTTCTTGTGTGAAGGCTTAATAGACTTAAGTTTCAAACGTCTTGTTTTCATCTTTTCTTCTATTAATGGAAGAGTGGTATAAAAAAGTAAGACTTCTAAAAGATGACAGCGAAACTCCATATGAGACCGAAAAACTGTCTCATAAAATTTTTTACGATCTAAAGCGTTCTAAGATCCGCGAAAAGGGAAAGTTCAAAAATCGCATGGGACCCGAGTTTGAAAATTGGGTAGAAACATTGGGAGATAGGTTTGCTTCAGAACTTGTAAATGCAGTTATATCAGATGATGAATTTTGGGAAGCCACCCTTAAATTAACGCTCGGTATTTGAAAATGGAACAATATACAGACAATACATAGAGTATAAATAATGGGAGATACGATTATTGGTATTCAGTTCGGTATCGCGAACCCAGAGGAGATTGTAAAGCGCAGTGTTGTTGAAGTTATCACTGATAAGACATATCAAGGAAACCAGCCGGTACCGGGAGGTGTCTTTGATGCTCGTTTTGGAGTAATTGAAAATGGCAAGACCTGTCCAACTTGTAAGCAGACAAACCTTCTCTGCCCTGGTCACTTTGGTCACATTACATTGGCTCGCCCTGTATATCTTTACCAGTTCCTAGAATATATTCAAAAAATTCTTCAAATTGTATGTCTCAATTGTTCGAACCCATATCTTCCAGATGAAGAACTCGAACGTTTGGAGAAACTATTTACTGGAAGCAATCGATTTGATGCAGTACGTGAACGCACAAAAGATTACAAGACCAAGGATCTAAAAGAGTCTTCAGCATGTCCTCATTGTGGTTCTCCTGCTATCAAGAAGGTAGATCGTCAGGAGATCAACGTAGCTGTTTCGCCTCTAGCTCTGGAAGCAAAGACATATGATGATGCTGCCGAAGCGATCCCTCTTCAAACAGAAATGGTACTTCGCTGTTTCCAACGCATGACAGATCGCCATATTGAACTTATTGGATTTAATCCTAAGTTTAGTCGGCCTGATTGGATGATTTGTACTGTTCTTGCAGTACCTCCTCTTTCAGTTCGCCCATCTGTTATGGAAGACAATCAGCGTATGGAAGATGATCTTACTCACAAGCTCATTGATATTGTTCGCGATAACCAACGTCTTCGTGACCGAATTGATAAAGGTGATTCTCGTGATATCATTGATAAATACACCAGCCTTGTCCAATTGCACGTTGCTACCTATGTTGATAACGATATCAAGGGACTTCCTCCTGCTGCTCAGCGCTCAGGTCGTCCTTTGAAGACTCTGAAGTCTCGTCTTGGAGCAAAGACAGGTCGCGTTCGTGGTAACCTTATGGGTAAGCGAGTTGATTTCTCAGCTCGTTCAGTTATCACTCCTGATCCTAATATTGAACTTGATGAACTCGGTGTTCCTGAGGAAATTGCAATCAATCTTACATTTCCTGAAATTGTAACAGCTTACAATCGTGATCGTCTTATGTCCTATATTCAAAATGGTCCTGGAAAGCATCCTGGAGCCAAGTCAGTCTATCTTAAGGACGATAAACGCACACTAAGTCTCAAGTATGTAAATGTAGCACGAATTGATCTGAAAGAAGGAGATATTGTGCATCGTCATCTTATCGATGGAGATGTTGTTCTCTTTAACCGTCAACCTTCTCTACACAAGGGTTCAATGGAATGTCATAGAGTTAAGGTTCTTCCTTACTCAACATTCCGTCTGAATGTATCTGCTACCAAGCCATACAATGCTGACTTCGATGGTGATGAGATGAACATGCACGTACCTCAATCAATTACTGCGGCATCTGAGCTTAAGTATCTTGCTTCTGTTCTTCGTCAAATCATTTCACCTCGTAAGAACTCACCAATTATTGAAATTGTCCAAGATACGATGACTGGTGCTTTCGTGATTTCAGATCCAGACATTATGGTTCCTGAGCATGTAGGTATGAATCTTCTTGTTCGTACAAAGAAACCTCTTTCATCCTTCAAACGTCGCAATAAGGACTTCACTGGACCTGAACTAATTTCAAGCACATTCCCTCTTGTGAATCACAATTCTGGAGGAATTACTGTAAAGAATGGACAGCTTCTGAAAGGTCGTATGAATAAAGGAGCATTCAGTTCTGCCTCAAAGGGTATGATTCATATGATCTATAACGAGTTTGGCCCTGAACGTTGTAGCCAGTTTATTAACGAAATTCAAAATGTAGTTACTAAATTCAATCTCTTTCAAGGATTTTCAGTTGGATCTTCAGATCTACTTGCCGATGCAGAGACACAGGTATTCATTAAGGAAACAATTGAAAAAGGAAAGAAGGAAGTTACAGAGCTTTTATCCAGTGTTCATTCTGGAGCATTCCTGAACAATTCTGGTCGTCCTGATGGAGAAGAACTTGAAAATAAGATCTCAATTGCTTTGAACCAAATTGTATCAACTATTTCTGAAAAGATCAAGGAAAGCCTTCCTAAGGATAACCGCATTGTTCAGATGAATGGTGATGGAGGTTCTGGAGCAAAAGGTGATAAGCTTAACATCTCTCAGATGGTAGCTCTTCTTGGGCAACAGATGGTAGCAGGTAAGCGCGTTCAATATACTCTTCAAGACCGAACTCTTCCTCACTTTGCTAAGTATGATCATGGGATTGAATCTCGTGGATTCGTTGAGAATAGCTTTATTCAAGGTTTGAAACCTGCTGAGTTCTTCTTCCACGCAATGGGAGGACGCGAAGGTCTTATTGATACTGCAGTAAAGACATCTGATTCAGGTTATATTCAGCGCAAACTTGTGAAAAATATGGAAGATCTTCATGTTGAATACGATGGAACTGTTCGTAACGTAAATGGAAGTATTATTCAATTTAACTATGGTGGCGATGGTATTGATAGTATTTGTGTTGAACAACAGCCTTGTGAACTTGGACTTATGAGCCTTGAAGATGTATACAAGACCTTTGGTGCTTCAGCTGATATGTTTAAACCTGTTTGTTCTGAAGATGTTGGAGAAGCTCCTGATATGATTGATCAAATTATTCAAGATCGCGATACACTTGTAAAGGACGTTTTCCGATATGTCAAGAATGATATTCTTTATGCTCCTGTTCATCTACAGCGCATTACAGAGAAGTATCGCAACTCTTACGCAACGAAGACCGATCTTACACCTCAACATGTAGTAGATGAACTTACTAAGTTTACAACTGAAGGTGTATTTGCTCGTAATAAAGTATTCCACATTCTATTGCGCTATTATCTCGCACCAAAGAAGTCTATTATTGATTTGCGTCTTTCAAAGGAGATGTTCAATGAACTTCTCCAAGAAATTCGATTCAAGTATATCAAGTCTCAAGTGCACGCAGGAGAAATGGTTGGAACTCTGGCCGCTCAATCAATTGGAGAGCCTACAACTCAGCTTACTTTGAATACCTTCCACTCAGCAGGAACCACCAAGGCAAATGCGACTCAAGGTGTTCCTCGTATGGGTGAGCTTCTCTCTGCTACACCAAACCCTAAGAATCCTCTTAACTTCATCTATTTGAAAGAGAACATTGCTACATCCTATGATACCGCAATTCTTATGATGAAAGAAATCCAAAAGACTACTCTTCGTGATCTTACGAAGTCTGTTCGTATTTACTATGATCCAGATCCTCTCTCATCAAATACTGCTGTTCAAGAAGATACTGAAATTCTTAAGTCCTATGAAAAGTTCTCAGTAACTCATGGCCAAGCTTGTACATCACCTTGGATCCTGCGCCTTGAACTGGATCATCTCAAGGTAGCTGCTCTTCCTAGTATGATTGATATGTCGATTATCGCAACCAAGATTCAAAATAATAAAGTTCTTCGCGTATTCGAATGCATTCCCAGCGATATCAATACCAAAGACAAGCTTATTATGAGAATTATGTTTAGTCCTGATGTTATCAAGAATGCTCTATCTCTGCGCTTTGTAGAAGATAAGCTTCTCGATACAGTTATCACCGGAGTAGATGATATTGGACGTGTATTCCCTACAGAAGTCAATAAAGAACTCTTCTATGATGAAAAGGTTGGCGGCTATGTTCCAGTGAAGCAACATATGTTAACAATCGAAGGTACCAATCTTCTAGATATTGCTCTGAATGCGAATACTGATCCTTACAAATCATTCAGCAACGATATCCATGAGGTAAATGAAATCTTTGGAATTGAGGCAGCTCGTATCTGCTTATATGAGGAGTTTATGGAAGTCTTTACTCGTGAAGTTGTCAACTACCACCATATGATCACACTTATTGACTCAATGACCGCACCAGGATATATCCTATCAGCAGATCGTGCAGGAGTAAATAAGAATGATGAAATGGGTGTTCTTGCGAAATCATCTTTCGAGGAAACCGCAAAGCATCTCTTCAATGCCGCAATCTCAGCAGAGAATGATAATATGCGCGGTGTATCGGCAAACATTATGTTTGGACAAAAGCCTCCTTGTGGTACTGGATTTGTAGATATTCTTGTAGACGAAACCAAATTACCTGAAGGAGCTGATGAAGAAGCATCTGTATTTGATGCGGAACTCCAAGCTGCCAATCTCCGAGTAGAAGAAGGGGAAAAGGCAGAAGGTGCTATCAAGATGGAAGAACTTGTAATGGATTGGTAACTTAAACACTAACCCCCTAAATTTTTTAAATGGACTCGGTTGTAACTTCAGTTGTTGAAAAATTTAAACAGCGCTCTGAATTTGGCCAACGTAAATATGGCACAAATTTAGATCGTACAGATCTTTCTTTTTTAGATTGGGTTACTCACATGCAGGAAGAACTTATGGATGCTATTTTGTATCTTGAAAAAATGAAGAAAGTTTCAGATGAACAAAGTGCTAAACGCAAATGTACTGCTTGTCATGAAACTGGTATTGATATGTTTGATCCAACTCAAGATTGTCGGATTTGCCAAGGTAAGAAATATGTTGATTAGTTGCTATACGCTAATCCCGCCATACCGCTCATGATGCGGAGAATATTGTAGTTCACTGCGTATACGCGGATATTATAAGTAGCATCTCTAGACTCATCAATATTAATAGCTCCATTCAAGTTCATTACAATTGTAGCCGTATCGATGCGTGAGAAATTGCACGTGCCGCTAGGCTGATGTTCTTCTGGGCGCAGAGCAAAAGAATACATATAAATACCTGTCTGAGGAGTAGGAGTTGTAGTTGTTCCATAAGTTCCTCCAAAGCCAGTATGGTGTTGGTAAAGTTGAACTTCGTTGTAATAACTACCATAACGGCGATCCATACGATCTTGACCATTGATCTGAATCCATTGCTCATAAACTGGATCAATTGAGTTATTTGAAATATCTAATCCATTATAGGTGAACGGTTTCAATACCTTTGTTCCAGCATTCTTAAATACACTGCAGTTAGTGTAAGATGTTGGTTGAACTACCCAAATGAGCTCTTTTACAGGATGATTGAATGTTAGATCAATACGGTTATTCATAGAAGCAATGCCCTTATCTTCGTTGAACTGAGTTTGTTCAATCAAATATTCGTGCGATTGCTGAGCCATGCGACGACGCTCTTCTACATCCAAGTAGATATAGTCAATGTAGATGGCTGCCTGAGTTGGATTTGGGAGAATATTTACATTAAAATTTTCGTTGTCATTCGTTGCTGAGAAGTTGCCACTAATAAGCTCTGGTTTATTCCACTGAATATTAATCTTCACTTCATGATACTGAAGTGCGATTAATGGAAGAGCTGCTCCAGGATTCTTAGTAAAGAAGAAGTACAAAGGGATGTATAACACATTGGGGTTCGAAGGTCTTCCAGATCCAACATTGCATGATAAATCAGCAACAAGGGTTGTTGGAGTTGATGTAGATCCAGCTGCAACCATTCGGTTCAACATAGCAGACTTAGCATAGTCACTTGTCAGAGCATCCCATAAATAGAGCCATTCGCCATATAAACGATCGATTAACTGTCCTCCAATTTCAAGTTCAGCATATCGAATCAAGTTATATCCCAAACGGCCTTGATCATTGTTCCACTTGGCAGCAATAGTTGTGCTATTTTCAGCATAATAAGGAAGAACTACCTCGACGTATGTACTATACAGAAGATCAGCATGGCGACCAATAACGGCAGTTTGCTTTGTTCCCCAACTTGGTTGGCCAGTAAAATTAATTCTAAATGGCTCCATCGCGAAGTTTGTGTGACGCTTGTAGAGTCCTTTCCAAAAAGTAATCTGTGGATTACCACAGATGTATGCATCTTGAGCGCCATAAGCTACGAGTTGTAATAAACCACCGCCCATTTGTCTTTATATGTTAGTAATACTCATTTTTTTAGCGACGTCCGTGGCGACGAACTTTCTTAGTCTTCGACCCGTGCCAAGACTTCTTCGCTTCCGCGATCACCTTCTTCAGTCCGTCCCCCTTCTTGTAAGTCCCCTTGGACTTCATGTGTTTCATCGTCTTCTTTACGTGAGTCAACCAAGGATTCGCCATTTTTATGTTCTATAGGTGAGATTTTATCATCAACTACAGGTAGTTCTACAATTTGAACGAGCTCAGGCACTTGAACAGGTTGTTCTACTTGAACAGGTTGTTCCACTTGAACAGGTTCGGGAATAGGAATAACGCGTCTTGTCTTAGTTGACCAAGGAAAAGGCATATTTATATAGTAACGTCATAAATTGGTGTAATTTTTTGCATAGGTTGAAATGATAAACTTGGATCAGGGAGAGATGGTTGTTTATATTTCTTAGGTTTAAGAGGACGTAATGGAGCAGGTTTAAGAACTAGACTCTTTTCTTGAAATTCTCCAATATACAGTTCCATCATGCTATCCAACGATCCATAGTTCATCATAATCCATTGGCAACCGTAAGACAATAGAATTTGAGGATTAAAGTTTTTCAAATCATCTCC